TGTTTCAGGATTCATTGACACACCTCCAAGAGATGCTATACCTGCAACTTCTTCGGGTGCCATATGCACGAGCATACTGTCGCCATATCTACCTTTACTTGCTAATTCTTGTGCTGTTGTATCCATTACGCTACCTTTAGTGTACCACTGTCATTGTAGATTGTACCTGCATCTAATCCTGACGCTGATGTGGGTAAGTTTTCTAATTTAATCTTTGTTTGTCCTGAACCTGAATCAACTTTAAACACGACATTTAAATCCCCAGGGTCTTCTGCAACAAACTCAACTTCTGTATTACCTGAAGTCTCGTCTAAATAATGGTCTATTATAGCATTTTGATTTGCATCTAGCACCTGTAATCTCGCTGTTTGAAAGATAGTAGGGACTTCATTTTGTGAAAAGAATAATCTCAATACACGATTCAATTCATCAAAGTATCTTCTTTCATATGAATCTGGTGGTATTGGTAATACAGGTGTTGTCATTATCGTCTTCCGTCTGGTTTAATATCAATTCGTGGAGTACCTAATTGCCATTTTGTTCCTACAGATGTACTTCCATCTATTTTAAATTTTAACTGCCTACCTCTAACTCTTATATCTACTTGCTTAGTATACAACTCTTGAGGAGATAATGCACTAGCTTGTACTGTTTTTCCTGACTCACTCGTGTACCCACCACCTGTATAATCTCTAGGTGTAAGTGTCAAAGTGACATCTGGGTCAATAGATGTAGAACCTACAAATGTTAAATCAGGTATCATTCTTTTTACATAGCTAAACCTATCACCATCACCAATATCAAAATCAGCAGATTCAATATAAGAACCAATTGCAACGGAGCTATCTCCTGATGCATCATCCACACCTACTTCATGGTTTAATAATCGCCTGTTATAATCTACAGCAATAGGGGTTTGCCTGAGTCCACTATCTAACCATGCACTTCTACTCAACGTGCCATAATACCAAATGTTTTCCAGATAATTATAAACAACATAGTTTTCTAACCTAATATTTGTACCTGTAGGATAGAACCACCATATCTCATTAAAGGCTTCATTAGTACCTGAGATAACTTGAAACTCTTGCTCATAATTTATATCATCATAAACAAAAGTTCTAAGGGTACTAGGCAATGCTCTTACCTGACCATCATAAACATAGAATTTATCTTTACCCATCCAAAACACAATATTATTTGCAACAGATACAGCGTTAGGAGAGATAAGTGAGATATGATTTGCAAGTAAATTAAAACTAAATACATAAGGAAGTCCGACATACTGCATAGTATAAACAGCAGTGTCAGTAAAAATTAATATCTCTTGTCTTGTTTTAACTGCACTAATGATCTGACTACCTTGTTCTAATCTATAATCCCCTGCGCTATTTGTAACCAAAGGTTGCCATGTTTGATAATCTTCTGAAGTAGACCAACGGACAAGTAACGGGTCAAAAGCACCTGTACCGTTTTGCTTGTCTGCACCAAAACAAATAACGTGTCTGGCTTGTTGTGAAATTAAACTATACGTAACTTTAGTAGGAATGTAATTTAGAGGCGGTGCAACCATACCATCCGCTTCAGCGATACCCCTTATATCACGCATCCTATAACTTATCGTGCTACTACTTGTTGTATCAGTAATAGTACCGTTTTTATCGTTGTAGTAAATATTTCCTTGATATAAATTAGCAATGACATCTTCACCATAGTTGTCATGTATCCAAAGACGTAATTGATCTTCTAAATTAGCTACCCCTGTAGACCCCCAAGTAGAAGTGGTGGTTCCAAATTTTCTATAGACAACGCTACCACCAACACCTGTTGCTGTTGCATCCGCAGTATAGGTTTTACTACCTATAACTAAACTAACTGTAAATTGATTAGGGTTTACCACCGTAACTTTAAATGCTTTTAGCATTACTTCATCACAATTAAAAGCAGTTCTACCATCCCCTGATATAGCAAACGGAGTGCCAATTGATGTGAATATAACGTAGTCATCTGTAGTTAAACCATGTGCTGTCTTATTTACAGTAATTGTAGAGTTAGTAGCAGTTGTATCAAAAGGGTTAGTTGCAGTTTGCACTGCATAAGTTGGCCATGTGCCAGAACCCCAACCTGACGTATACGAAAAGATTTCAGCTCCTGGATTAATTTGTATCTCACCAACCACACCATTTCCTCCAGCAGAACCTGTGCTAGTAGCTGGAGTTGTTACAGTAATACTATACGAATTAGAATCTATGTAGGTCAGTTGATGTTCTTTATTTATCTCTGAATCAGGGATACCATTCACACTAGCTGGAGCGCCTTTAAAACTTACGTAAGCGCCATTATCAGCACCGTGTCCAGGGTGATCAACTGTTACTGTGGTAGAACCAGACACTGTATCAAAAGGGTCAATAGCAGGATTACCAGCGCCACCATCAAATGTAGCGACTAGTCTTATTGGAGTTATATCTGTAAAACTCTGACCCTGTAGGCTGTAGTATTTAAGGTTTGTCCCAATACCAACAAGGTTATCACCATCTAAAGCAATCCAGTTAATTAAAGCTCGTGCTGTACCTAACATCTGTGTACTAGACACTCTTGTCCAACCACCTATTTGTTCTGGAAAACCTTTTTTAAAACGTACCTTATCCCCTGCGTACCAACCTTGTTCATTACTATAGTTCGTTATTTCTTTATTAATACCTGGTCTAAACTGTAATTTCTGTAATGGCATTATGCTAACTTAAATTCTTTGACACCTTGTCTATTTATAACAAGCGCATTTCCTCTTAGTGGCTTGTCACCCTCTGGCACACTTATATGCACCCACGAATCAAATTCCAATATACATTGGTCATATCCAAACCCGTTACGTACAATATGTTCCATTAATTCTTTTGCTGTCATACCTGGCGATCTGATATCTGCCGCACATCCTCTACGGTGTTGACTGGAGTCTTTTGAACCTACTGCATCATTGAGCTGTTTTGAGCGATACCCAGAATTTATCATAATAGGTTTACCAAGATAGTCTCTTATTTTTTGCAGTAGTGTTGCAAGTCTCGATAAATTCAAATCAATAACTTCGTCATTAGGAGAGTTGTCCCAACCACGCCTTGCTGCCATATCAGAATGAATAAGTTCCTCGTAGGAAAAATTTAAGGTAAGTTTTCTCATTTTTTATCTGTCTTTATAAATTCATTTTTTTGTTTAGAACCAGAGCTACTACCAAAGTAGTATGCAACTACGGTACTTGCAGTACCACCAAGCCAGCCGATAGCTACGTTGACTAGCCCTATGTCAGCATTAGGTGTAGGTAAAAAAGTAACAGCACCAATATAGCCAAAGAAAGCTAGCATAGTAAGAATAGCTAAAACTGTTGGTGTATGATCGCCCAGTGCTATTTGTCTTTTTCTTGCACTATCTCTATCGTCTGCTGATATCTTAGCTAAATCTATATCTAGCTGTTTCATTTGTACTTTGAAATCTGCATCAGCTTTCTTTAATGCTACGAGTTGTTCTGGTGTTGCTTTTTCTACCGCTTCAAATATCTCATTGTCACTGGCTTCATCTTTACCGAGCAGAGCTTTTGCAACTACCCTACCTGCCATACCACCAATCGGGCCACCAAGTGCAGTACCAATATTAGGAGCAACAACAGAAAGAATTGATTTAGCTTTTTTTAATATATCCATACTCATCCCATTGATATAATTGCTTTAGTTAATTTATATATAATCCAAATAGTAACACCTATTAAAGCACCTAACAAGCCACCCCACATCGTCCATTCGATGACTTTCTGCTTTTTATAAGCCGCTAACTCTTTGGCTTTTTCTGCTTCTCTTTTTAGACGTATGCGCTCCCTTAAAATCTCCTCATATAGGTCAGCGTTCCCGCTCCAAATTAACTGCTCTTTGAGGTCTTTCTCAGCTTGCCTTAGCTTTCGAGCATTCATGACATTGCGCATTGCTTGAGAGTTTATGTTTTTATTTTTATTCTTATCTTTCTCTTCTTGTGCAGCTTTTTGCACATTATCACGATGCTCAAAAAAATCTTGGAGTTTGTCTCCTATCTCAGAAACATCTTGCCCAAACTTAATTGCTTGCTTGATTCCTTTAACAGCAGCGTTGGCTGCAGCAAATGCTGAAATAGGGTCTATCATTATTTTACTCCGTTAAATGGCCATGCTTTAGTCGTATCCTCCTCGTCTAAGTTAATTTTACGTCTACTTATAATCATTCCTTTTGGTATTTGCAATCTTGCATTGGTATGTTCTGAATCATTATCATACGTACTTGCAATAACTATATGTTTCTTTGTTTCTGCTATTAAAAATCCTAGTGTTAAACATGTGGATTGCTTTACATCCTCTTTCTTTAATTCTTCCCACGATGCATCTGCCATCGCATCATCCCATTCAATAAGATAAACAGGATATTTATACTTCATGTTTTAATAATGTACCCTAAACCAATATATGGTGGTAAATTTGCACCTGTAGCTGAATTACCTGCGGTAGAGGTATTACCACTTAAACCGTGACTATGTCCATTATGTTGACTAGTTCTATACGCATCAGCTGCATTATTTGTTGGAGATATACTATAATTATAGTTACTGGAACCGTAATTTGTTCTACGTGATGCGTACTGATTTACTGTTCCATTAGTCTCATTACTTGTTGCTGGGTTATTTCTAAACATTAGATGGTTATGCGAACCAGCACTATTTGTATTTCCTGATAAAGTATGGCTATGTGAAACAATTATAGCATCTGCGCTACCACCTGTATCAGCTACACTATATGTAGACCCTGCACCAATAACAAATTTATCTCTCATATCAGGGACATTAAAGTTACCACCAGAACCACCAAAAGAATACCCTATAGCTGTGTGTAAAGCACCGTAATCAGCAACTAATTTACTTGTACCATCACAGACCAACCACCCTGATGGGGGAGAAGCTATATTACCCGCCCAGTTAATAATCATACCTGAAGAAAACGCTAGCCCTGTAGCACTAGTAGCTATCCAACCACTTGTAGTATCATAAGAAAGAACATTTCCTGATGTAGTTGTTTCATTTAGTGCTTGAGGCATTACACTAATTACGTTTGCGCCATCACAATAAACTAATGCTTTAAAACCTGGGCTAATTTCAACCCCAGTAGCAGCGGAAGTTTTAACATGAACTTTTCCACCTGTAACACCATTATGTACGACATATAATTTTTCTTTTGGAGGGACAACAACTTCTCGTGTAGCAGTCAATGTTCCAGTTAGTTTTATAACCATCTGCCTTGCTTCATCAGTAATACCGTTATTGGATGTTAGAGTTGTATTAGCATCGGACATAGAAACATTAGCTACCCCTGCAATAGCTTCTTCAATGAGTGTGCCTAAGTTTGTGTTTGTTGTATCACCCCAAGTACCTGACTGGTCACCTGCGGCCATGAGTTCGATTCTTAATCTATCTGAGTACGTACTTGCCATAATATTTTCCTATAGTTAATCTGGTATTTCAGTCCAATTTCCATCTGGACTATCTGTTATCTCCGTCCAACCGCCACTTGGGCCATTAGTTATTTCAATCCAATTTCCTTCTGGGCCATCTAAAATAACACCCCAAACAAGAGGTAGTGTTGTCCCTGCTAGTATTTCAACACCTGTA